ACTGCCGAAAGCCAAGATTGGAAAGTTACAATTCAAGTCGGCGGTGTAGACAAAGAAATACCGTATTCCCTTCGTGTTATGCACCTTAAAAACGCCTACTCAGTTATGAAAGGCGTAGCTCCCGAAGGTATAAAACTTAACAACACGGACATCGACACAAGTATTAACCAAGCGTTGGAAATTTTTAAGAAAGCTGGCAAAAAGCAGAAGAAAGAAATTGCTCGCTTACTGAAAATAGTTGTGCCTGAGAATATGGCTCCACGTTTCTTTCAAACAAAAGATATCTCTTCTGCTTACCAAACAACGCAGCAAGAAAAAATGGCTGGTGAAAATACTATTCGCCTTAACCCTAAAGAGCTAGAAGGAACTGGTATCAACCCTGTCCATTTGACGATGCATGAGCTGGGTCATTGGGTCTATCGCAATATGATGAGCTACGAGGACAGAGCTTTCTTTTGGGACAACCTATCTAAGTTTTACGATGAAGATAGTAACTTCCAGCTTTACCCTAAAGCGTACAAAATTATAGGTAAGCCTGAGTACGACAGCGATGGTAATTTTGTAAAGAATGTAGAGGGTACTCGTACACCATCAGTAAGTGGCGTTGGCATAGTGTCAAAGACTACGCCTCAAGAATACTTTGCTAATCAGTTTGTAGCTTACATGATGAACCAGCAAGGCGCTTTGGTCGTAGACACTAGCCTCATGGAAAAAGTAAAAGGCATGGTTAAAAAGCTTTGGAAAAAGCTAATAGACCCTGATTACGAAGACACTGACTTAACCAAATTCTTTGACCGACTGATAAAAGATAAAAACGATGCAGCTCGCGCAGCTCACTCTAATCCTGTAGAGCCAACTGACGACTTTAGTAGGTTTATACAAACAAGGTTTGACCAGTTGCAGATACTTCATAGAAGTATTGATAGTAAGATTAGGTCTGGCGATACAGCATCAGCAGCCGACGAACTTCTAAAGCTGGCTAACACCTACCGTAGTATGGCGTTCAACAAAAGGGACGGCAAAATTGCTGCTCAAAAAAAGAAAGAGCCATACAACGATGCAAGGACAGGTGTGTTTGCACCCATCAAGCCATACGCAGTTGTTATGAAGCGCTGGGCTAAGCAGATAAACGATGAGCTACGCATAGAAGATACTAGAGCTGGTGACGTTCAATCACCTAACGCCAGTGGGTATTCAGCAGAAGCGTTAAGCGCTGTCGAAAAGCTATGGGGCAAAACAAAAATGTCTATGATAGGCGACGACACGGCTATGGCGACTGACCCTATGCTGGCAAATCTTAATGACGTTATTATGGGTACGCTTAACAGCCAGTACAAGAATGTAACTGGTGGCGATATTCCATCATTTGTTCCAGCAAGTATTAAGATGCGTAGGGGTAGACCAGTTGGATCAACAGGTCGCAAGCCGCATAGTATAGAAAGACGTAATGCTATCAACAACGCTAGGCAAAGAAAGAATATTCAAGTTACCCAGCAGATGATGGAAGCAGCGAGCGAAGACATGAAAAAGTCTGCGTCTGCTGCCGTTAAGTCTGGTCAGCCATACATGGACTTTAGGTCTATGGACTTGGATACGCTGATGAGGAATTGGGATCGCTTTGGTGATAGCCGACAAAGAACAGAAGTCGCTCAGTTCGCAAAAGATTTGTCTCACAAGCTGCCGCCGTCTAACGTTGCGACAACCAATCGACTATTTAAACAAGGCGCTGACTATAAACAGATAATGGACTTGGCGTGGAAAGCGAAGCAAGACGGCAATGCAGACCACGTTATGCTTGCAATCCGCGAGCTTCAAGCTCGCAAGTCTTCTACTGGTAAATACGATCCAACTCAGTTCGATGCAGCAGTTTTGAGGGCAGTTGACGCGGAGCATCACTTTAACCAAGGAGATGCAGCAGTTCTTGGCGTTCCAGCAAAAGCACCGTTTGCGTTGCGTTCGTTCTTGACGGCAATAACGCACCGAAAACCACGCATTGCTTACGTCGCTAGAACTATGTCAGCAAGGCTGGCCTATTTAGGCGTAGAGCTACCGTCTAACCCAGCGTCAGAAGGCTATAATAACTACAGAAATACAGCTAGAAAAAGTGCAACAACTTTAGAAAAGGCAGAGGATATAACTCCTGTCGTTCGTCTTGTAAGTGACTTGCTTCTTGACGCTGAATTAGTAGACGAAGCGACCTACGAATTAATGGGCCAGCTTGGTAGAAAATTTGGTGTAGAACCCAAGAAGTTAGTCGCTGATATTATTATCCAAGACAACGACATGAAGACAAAGCCGACTACGGTTAAGAGTATTATGGATCAGGTGTCAGGCGAAGAAAGATTTGCACTAGAAGACGCAATAAATGACATTCGCCAGAACATTACTCCCAGCCTTGGGTATGTGATGAAGGGTTTGATTGCCAACCCTAATGCTCGCAAGCGTTTTCCTTTCATAACGCTACATGGGGAGATGGTTTCTCCTGACGTTACCATGCCAAAAGGATCGCCTACAGTTCATTTCACTGAGAGCGTCCCTGCCGAACATGCTAAAAACTATGTAGATGACGTATTAGATAACCTTGACCCAGCTCAGCTTATGTCAGCTCGCAGATTTACTGATAGCGAAACTCCGCAAGTTTACTATGCTAGCGTTAGCAAGTTGGGTGGATTGTCTGGTGGCGTTAGGATTAAATCTACGCCAGATAATTTTATTGAACGTATGCGAACAACTATCATACAGGGTCTTAATGACGACAACGCTAGCGAGACTGTAAATGATTTGCTTGATGAGCTGGAATTAGTAACCGATGAGATAGCATACTTGTCTGTAAGAGCTGAAGAAACTTCACAGTCTAGGTCGCACCTCAACAACCTATTTGAGTTTGAAAAGTCTTTACGCAAAGAGCTGAGAGACACACACTCTATTGGTGAGGAAATTGAAACTATACCAGTTTTCGTCAGAGATACGAAGCCAGCCGTGTTTGGAGATGTAGTCAGCCAGAAAAATCCTTTATTCACTGAGATAGCTCAAGCAATTCTACGCAACAATCAAGGCAGAGACACTCAAAGAGCTGGCGAAATCTTAATGGAGAGTGAAACAGGCGGCTATGAAACACTCGTAAACATGGCTGGATCAAAGAGCAAACTGCACAGAATAATGAAAGACATAGGCTTTAGCAGTGTCCAAGTGAACGGAGCTAAGACCTTATTTAATTCGTCTGACATGAGGTACATTCGTGACTACGCTCTTAGATCGGAAGATTTAAACCACACCGTAGGGCTAGAAAAGAAAGCACACTCTGCAAACGTGGCGTTTGTGGATGCCGCTATGCTGGGTAAGGATGAGGGTGAAAATCTTATACGCTCAGTAATGTCTGCAATGGAAAGCGTTGGGGTATCTCCACGATTTATAGACGCAATGGACAAGAAGCGTCGAGGCAAACAAATAGGTGAGGGTGAGGCGCAAGAAATGCGTAAGGCCGCAACCCTATTCACTACTAAAAACAATGCAGAAATAACAGCCAACGCTGGCATGACGTTTATCTCAAGGGTATTCAATCCTCTCAAGGGTGGTGGGGGCCACTACGAGCGCCATGCAGTAGCCGTAAGTAAGATTTGTACACCGCTACTTAGAAAGCTGAATGATCTTCCTGACGGCGGTAATTTGGTGTCTCGCTGGTGGAGAGATAGTGCGGTCACAATGTATGACAGTGCCTCTGGTGCAATGGGTGGAGCGATTGGATTTGTTCCAAAAGCTAGAGCGACACAACCTCAGAGCCACAGTCGAATATTGGCGGCTGCGAGAATGGGCGATGTAACCAAGCTCAAGTCTAAAGATGAGGTCGAAATCTTTAATATGCTCAGGACTTACTTTGACAATACGCTGGTTCGTATGCGTCAAGCTGGTATGCAAGTTGGGAACATTTCAAGAAACTACGTTCCTCAAGTCTACAGAAAAGACTTAATCGAAGCTGACAGAGAAGAGTTTGAGCGGCGGTTGTCTTTGTATTTCTTGGCAGAGGATGCGGAAAGACCACTAGGCCCAGATCGCGTCAACCCACTTACAGAGGTCGAGGCAAGAGCGAAAGCCTTTAAGATGGCTGACAGTATTGTGGCTGACGATGGCGTTATGAGGCCGCATGACTTAAACATTAAGAGACAGCCAGCCGAAGGTAAGTCTGCTGACCACACGTTTCAACGTGTAATTAGATTGGACACAGTGAACGGTGGTATGTTTAACGACCCAACGAACCCAAACAACTTACAAGACTTTTTAGAGAACGACATAATGATTGTCGTCAGCAAGTATAGTGATGCAGCCGAGCGAGACATGGACTTATTCAAGTCATTCGGCGCTGGGCATCATGCCGTTGACGATTACTTTATTGGCCTCAACGCTAACAACGATAACATGGATGACCTAATTCGTATTATTAAAGGTGACAAGGTTGATATTGTGACACGCAAGGTTCGTGACCCAAGAGCCAAGCAAGAGCAGACAGTGAACTTTGACTATACTTATATGTCTGCACCAGCCAGACTTAAAAGAAAAGGTGAAGCTGAAAAAGCTGCTGCTGAAGTAGTCCAGTTAGCAAGGGGTGGCGCTACAAAGGCTGAAGTTTCTGAGTACCTAAACAGGCTGCATCGAAGGTCAGAAGCAGACTTAAAAGATATGAATGCAGAAGAACGCACTCTTGAGCTAAACAAAGTGAAAAACTTTAAGCTACGTGCAGAAGCTATTGCTGATGGCATAGTGACAGCTAAAGGCGGTCTAACGCCAGTGCGTAGAGAGAACCAGCTACACGCTAAACAATATCTAAACCTAGTTAAACGCAAACAGCACAACGGAGAAGAGGGTGCATACACTGGTGTTCTTCAAACAACCCAGAAATGGCTTACTGGTTTTAACGCTGTTACCTTGCTACCGTTTACAATCTTATCCTCTCTAGGTGATAGCACGTTACCGTTGATCCAATCAGGTAACTTCCAAGCGTGGGCAAGAGGTGTAAAGAACTACGCCCAGAACGATGAGAATTATCGTGAGATGATTACTAACGTTGGTGCAGCTACTGAAAACATTACATTCAAATACATGACCCAAGCCTTCGGTGTTGACAGCACTAAGTTTACCAATGGCTATTTCAACGCTACAGGTTTAACTCCTTGGACAGAAATGTGGCGTAACATATCTGCTGCTATTGCATACGAACATTTCAAGATGATGCAGCGTCAGGCAATGGACGGCCCCAGAACACGGCAAGGTCGCATAGCTAAGAAGCAGTTAGACGCTTACGGCTTACAAGAGTTTTACGAACCCAACGCCAATCAAGTGGAGACAGCCTTAGATGGCGAACACTACCAGTATCAAACACTAGCAGTGGCAATGAACAGGTTTGTGAACGAGAGTATTTTTACACCCAATCCAACCGACATTCCTGTTTGGGGTCAGACACCGCTTGGTAAAATAGTGTACCAACTCAAATCATTTCCAATGATGATGTGGCGACTGCATAGAAGAGCGTGGAATAGGTTTCTTGATGACCCAATGAATGACATGGATGTGGCCCCATTGCTGTATATGTACGGCGCTGCACCTAGCATGGGGTTTGCGTCAGCTAACGTTAAGGACATCGTTCAAGGTCGAGGTGGAGAAGACAACCGACAGTTCGCTCTTCGTAACAGATCGCTCAAAGAGCAGTTTAGTTGGGCAGAAAATATGGATGAAGACGTAGCCCAATACCTTGGGTGGTATTGGGACGGCTTTATGGTCATGGGCGGTCTGGGTCTGATTGGTGAGATGCTGTATGACATTGGGCGCAACGTTGATAACGGTGCGTTCGGTCAGGTTAGGATAGGCGAAGTTATCCTTGGGCCTAGTATGGGCTTGTTCAACGATGGGCTAACGGTAGGAGCTGGCGTATCAAACATAATAAGTGACAAGCTAGGTGGTACATCAACCAACTACGCTGAGCGTGAAATGGTTGATACCCTGTTCCACAGATTAGCACCACCGTTTGGGTCTATGCCTTACGTTAGAGAAAACGTAGTTGACAAGTTGGCTGGAACGCCAAGCGGCAGAGAAGGTAGTGGAAAACTAAGCTCTAAGTTTTAGGGTCTTCATGTAACTTAGCTTGGTAGGCCATGTGTTTAACCATATCGTCTACCACATGCTTAAATTGGTTTGGCCTTATGAAAGCTACGCGCTCACCATTTGCCCAGATGTGCATTCCGTCATCTTTGATTATCCACGCAGCGTATTTTTTATCTCTTGGGTTCATCTTTTTGTCTTCATATAAGCTTCAAAGGTGGTGGCTGCGTAACCAGCCAAATCAATAAAGGTATCGTCGTTACCTTCTTGAAATTTATCTGGCAGCTTCATAAGCCTTGCCAGCTTTACAGCCATCATAAACTCACCGACATGCAGTGGCGTTACTTTGGCGTTGTCTTTTAAAATACGTCTGAACAATACGTTAACTATGTCAGCTATGTCTTGAAAGTTTTCAGCGCACTCGCCGTAAGCTTCATTCCTGTCGCCGTTGATATATTCTTTCGCTTTGTCTAATACTTTATCACGCGGCTTCATTCGTACTTTCTACCTTCTCGCTGAGCTAAACGATCATTTTCCCAAAGCTTAATCTTGTTGAGCAATGAAACTTCTTTACTTTTAATTTCTAATAATCGCGTCTTTTCAAAGCGATATTTCACGCCAGCTTTGTGTAGAGCGTCTTTAAGCTGATCGCTGATGTAGATTGATTTTACCCCATCGCTAGCGGTAGGTACTTTTTCTTTTAAGTCGTCTAACCGTTCTTTGATGCTCTCAACTTCCAATTCTTTTTCAAGAATTTTTTGCTGCACATCTGTAAGCTGATTGTAGTAATCTCTCATGTTACACCTTTGGCGTTGGGCGAAATAATTTAAAATCGTCACACGCGCCAAGATGCTCTTCGCCAGTTCTGCTACATGAAAAACCGCCCTGCTCGTTTGCAAAACTGTGTTCACAGAAGCGACACTCAGGCTCAACGTCAGGAACTTCCCAACACGCACTTTGTTTAAAGCAAAAAGTACATCTAAAGTCGTCCCTCTTGGTGGCACACCTATCTTTCTGACCGCTCAGTGCTGCTTGGATACGAACAAACATTGCGTCCCATTCTTCCTGATCGAAGAAAATCATTTCTGCGTGGTAAGCAGAAGAATTTTTACAGTACGAAATGAAGAAAGCCTTGGGTATTTTAAACATTGCCATCATCATCTGACACTGGCTGTAATATTTTGGATGGGACTTTTGAACGCCATGCTTAACAAACTTATTAAACATTGTATTCTTCATCGACTTAATCTCTAGGATCGCTGTCCGTTCGTCGTCAGGTATGTCGCCACCTTCAAAGGTGACAAGCCCATCTGAATTACAAACGACATGACCGCCAAGCCACTCGCGCCTATGCTGCCGTCCTGACCACTCATCCTTCTCATGGACAAGTAGGTCAGCTCGTTTCTTTAGGTCGCGCACCACCTCATCTTCGATGCGATGACCGTCACGAAATATTCTTTTAGTTCTGGGTTCTGGCTCATCATCAGGGAAGCCCCTAAGAGAAAGGGCAAGCTGGGCGATACACTCAGTACCAGCCATGCTTGCTCCGATATAGCTTCTGGCTTCGCCTCTCTTTTGTGAGGCAAAGCCATTGTCTATATTTTCAACAACCTGTTGACAAATTGATTGCCAATCTTCCTTAGAAAGGGATTTGGTCATTGATCGCTGGTGGTGCTTGTGGTGCTTGCATTGTGGAAGCAGCAATTTTTGCTGGTTGATTGGGAACGAAGTGATAGTTCACTCTGAATTGATCCTTACCGTTGTAAGGTTTATTCTTAATGTTAATCCCAATCGTCTTTCCATTAAAGAAGCTAACGTCAGGCGTGTCCTCACCTTCATGCCCCAATAGAAGCAGCAGCTTTTTAATTATCTTCCAATTAATCTCAACGGATTGTGGATGTGCTTTGTCTACTATGTCCAACCACTGGCGACACTGGCCCTTCTCGTTTTCATAACTGAGAACTAACGTGTGCTTGCCGTTTTCGTTTTCCACCTTAGCATTTTCAATGACGACTGTGTGCCGTCCAACGCCAAGAGTATCTTTAAATGCTGGCATTTCATCCAACGCTACATCCTTCATACTGATGTTTGCAAACCCATTGAAATCGCTCATTGCGATGGCCCCTTCTTACTAAATTTTTGGTATTCAGCGTCTGACATTTGTATTATTTTCAGTAGCTGGGTTATGTCGTCCGTATCTTCGATTGGCTTTAATCTCCTGTACGGATCGCGTGTCTTTGCTTGGTGACCGTTGACGTTATCAGTCACAATGAAACGCTTAACTGCAACGTTATCGCCCTGTGTTACGGTCTTTCGAACCAAGCAAAATACATTGTCGTAAAGAGCTGGAAGTAACTTGGCGACTTTTGATTGAATGACCATCGGGAAGTAGTCGATGCCGCCGTTGTCGTTTGTCTCTTCCTTTTGAAGGCACGTAATTAACACATGGATGGGCATGTCGCGCAGCCACTTTAGGCTGGCTACGAATTTGCGCTCATATGTGGCCCACTTTTCAAAACCGTTTGAGCTGCCGCTCTGAGCGTGTTCGTCTTCTACATCCTTAAAACATTGCTGTGATAATTCTGTCACACTGTCGATAGCGATCCATTTGTAGTTCGCTTTTGAAAACTCATCTGATGCGTTTATCCAAGAAGCAATCTCTTGAAAGCTTGCGCCTTTAGAGTTTGGTGTCGAAAAAGATGTGAACGGAATGTAATCAATAGCTGCTGATGCAACAGATGTTAACCCACTTTCACCCGACAGTATTAATCCTTTGCCGTATGCTCGCTCATAGTTCAGAGCTTGGCTTGTCTTACCTGATCCATGTGGCCCTAGAGCGATGGACTTGGTTGCCCCCGATACAGATATATCGTTGGTCTTTAGTACGCCGACTTTCATTTATTTCCCTTCATTGAAATTGAATTTTATAGTTGACTAAGTTGTGTAGTATTGTATCTGATACAACCTGTCAACTAATAAAAGGTAACTAAATGAACTTTGACGTACAACGTTTAGTGTCTGACTTAGGTGGTGCTACTAAAGTCAGTAGTCAGCTTAATATCACACGGACTATCCCCTATGGGTGGATAAGACGACGATATATATCGTCCACTTATCTTGCGCGGTTAAAAGAAGTGAACAAATCACTCGACCTAAATCAGTATGTAACAGGAGAAAACACCAATGGAGATGCTAAACGCAGCGCTTGAGCTAAACGAGAAGGGCATTTGTGCCTTACCAGCCAATGGTAAGCATCCTTCTGTGAGCTGGGGTAAGTACGAGGACGAACTACAACTTCCTAGCCAGAACGAACTGGAAAGGTGGTGGTCAACAAATCCTAATTGGGATTTGTGTATTATAACTGGTGAGCTTTCTGGTCTGATTGTGGTCGATTGTGATAACGAAAAAGCCAGACAGAAAGCTATTGACCTTGGGCTAGATCGAACACCGATATCAGCAAAGACAAAGAAGGGATGGCATTACTATTGGGCTTATCCTGATGGAGTGGGAAAGATACAAAATCGTGTTGGTGCAAATGCCAACGGTATTGATTGGCCCAACGTAAGCGGTCTTGACCTTCGTGCTAAAAAAGGTGTGGCTATTTGTGCGCCAACCAAGAACTACAAGTGGCATATGGATTGCGACTTCGATGAGCTTCCTGACTACCCATATGGTAGTGATCTGCCAGAGGTTGAAAGCCCCTCTAACGTTGTCAGCTTAGACGACTTTAAGTTTGATGGAATAAACCTCAGTAATGTTACGGCAGATTTGAACATATGGGAGCGCACTAAGATCAAGGTGGACAAAGAAGGTAAGTTTCAAACAGGCGGTGGTAACGCTAGGGATGATGCGGCTTACAAGGCTATGGGTATGGGAGCTGGTCAGGGATTAAGAGGCGATGATCTTAGGGAATTTGCTTACGATTTCATGGATAAGTTTTTTGTTGAGCGATTAGACGAAGCCAAAATTGACCAGATGCTTGAACGAGTTGAGCGTGAGGAAGAAAAGAAAAATCCCAAACCTGTGCCAGAGCCAGTAGTTAAGAAAAGAATTTCCCCCATTACAACGGCAGATATCGAACGCCTTGAAGCTGAGATTGGGACAAGAGAGTACGTCATTGATCCTTGGCTACCAAAAGATGGTTCCATCTGCCAAGTGCATGGGTACAGTGGGCATGGCAAGTCGATGTTTATTCGACATGCTCTTTACCATGTTGCGGCTGGCTCTAATTGTTTTGGGCCTTGGAATATATATAACCGAGCTAAAGTTTTATATTTGGACTTCGAAAACAGTCGATCAAATATTGTGACGTTTTTAGAAAAATCGCGGCGAAGTATTGGTGACGCTGGCGGCAACTTTATGATGTTCGCCCCTTTCGACGTTGACGATCAAATGAACCTAATGACTGACGGCGGCATGGTATTACTTTCTGATTGGGTAAAGCAAACCAAGCCTGACATAGTTTGTATTGATACTATTCGTTCTGCTTGGCTGGGGCTGGAAGAGAACAGCGCCAACCAGTGGAGCCGCATTAATCAGATGTGCCTAGACTTGCGTAACGCTGGCATTAGCGTTGTCATGGTACATCACTCAAACAAGCCCAGCGAAACCAAGCTAGGCCGCGAGGCTGGCAGCTCTAACCAGCTTACTGTACTGGAAACCCAGATAAAAATTACACAGATATTCCGCGATCCAGATACGGCTGAGACTAGGGCTGGCATCAGTGACACAGACTTTGAACACTCGTTGTGGGACGATTACGACAGCGCAGCTATGCTTCAAGAAGGTGAGCGGTGCGATGTAATAATTGAGGCGAGGTATGGTAAAGTTCGTGATTGGACTGATGCACATGAGACACATCACTACCTTGGCTTTGCATCCAATCCAACGCTAGCAACTCACAGGGTTATGTCACGGCAGGGCGTAAAGCAGTGGGCGCTAAATTTAGCGAAGTCGCATATCGGTGCAGACGGTCAGCGCAAATCTGCAAAAGATGATCAGGAAATAGCAACACTTGTAAACAGACCGATTGAAGTAATTAGTCAATGGACGGCGCAGCTTAGACAGTCCAACGCTAGCTGCAAGGTAACTAACCTACAGGCTTAGATGTGCATGTCATATCTGTCATACCTGTCATAAGACTACTTCTTCTTAGCGGTCTTAGCAGCGTCACGAAAGTTCTTATCAGAAGGTGCGCCCTTTGCGCCCTTCTTTCTCATCTTCTCACCACGTTTTCTTTTGGCGTGGATGTTGGCGTACAAGCCCTTATTCGCCATCAGTAGCCTTTCTTTTTCGTCTTCATAGGCTTACCAGTTTTCTTGGCTTCTTTAGCAGCAGCCTTTTTACCAGCTTTCGTGTACGCAAATTTCTTTTTACCCACGGACGGCATGACGTAAACTCCTTTAACAATCCCAAGCGCGGCGGCTCCAATAGTTAGCCGACAATTTATTTGATTTACCTTTGATCCCACCACTGCGAGCGCAATAACTTTTCTTGCGTGAGGGCTGGTCTTTTTTGATGGACATATTAGCGTCACCAAATCTAATGATTTTTTCTTTCCCATCGGCGCAAGCTTTGACTACGAATTTTTTGCCGCCGCTCGTCTGACGCCTCGGCTTATTGCAGGGCATATCTTTCTTGCTTATTTTCGATTTAGTCTTTGCCATGCATTGCCAAAAATGGGGGGTAACAGAAAGAACATACAGAAATCTATTACCCCCCTGTAGTCTTGAAGGGAGAAAAGCGTAGTACCGAGGACGGACTACATGCCCAACATATAACTATCAGTGTGTTCAGTCAAACTATATGTTGTGTCAGTACATATATTTACCTAACGTTACTGCTGGCGTTGGGAAGTTGGTACGCTCGGACTTCACTACTTGTCTCTACAGTGCCTTCCGCGAAGCGGAATGCTCTGTCTCGCTTACTTCGCTTGCCGAGCGTACCAATAATTTTCATTTTGTCAACCCCCTGACACAACGTCTAGTGTGTATTTGACAATACTTAAACACTGGTGTTATTAAAAAGACACAACTTTAAAAAATATGAGGTTATGAATGGGGCATCCTTTAAGTTTGTCTGCTGACCAAGAAAAATATTTACGAGAAAATCATTTAAAAACTACATATGCAGAGATGTCACGAAACATCGGCGTATGCGTGGACACACTTAAAAGAATGTTGGTCAGACTAGGGCTGCAAGAGTTCGATGGGGCTAAGTACCACATCAAAGANAAACCAAAAACTTGGNGGCGACCTTGCATCAACTGCAAGTCAACGACACCGCGACCAATAAACCAATACATGTGCAGCGAATGCAACGCAGTTACTGGAAGTTCGTTTGATGATTTCGTTTCTAATTGTTCGCACTCTACAACGGCAGAGAGCGCTTCTAATATGACTGACCTTTTGACGCACACTTTTGGAGCTGAGTTTGAAAGATGGTCTGAGCGAGACAAGTACGCAGAAAATTATGCTGAAGTATCGTTAGCGAGGGTAAAGATTGGGTAATCGACAGAAAGCTAAAGGGGATGCTTACGAACGTGAGCTTGCCGCCTACCTTAACGATGAGGTCTATGGGTATGAGCAATGTGGACGCGCTCCGCTATCTGGCGGTGGCTTCGTCGGCCTGTCAGGTGGCGCTGATCTCATTGGAACAACTGGATTATTTGTTGAAGCTAAGCGAGTTGAGCGGCTGAGCTGGCGTGAAGCAGTCGCCCAAGCTGAACGCAACGCCACGACAACGAAAGCTCAAGAGACACCTATCGTAGTCACACGTAAGAGCCGTGAAAAGACAGGCGACAGCCTAGTTGTGATGCGGCTTAACGAGTTCAATAAGTATTACAAAGCATGGCTACTAAGCGAAGGATATCGGACGATCCCTTCGGGGGGATCGGTAGAGTAGGGACGACTATTAGTTATCTGGGTATATGCTCATTGTAACACAGTGAGGGTACGACATGCTTGCCGAAACACTAGCGTTGGTATCCGCTGCAAATTCAGCCTACGCCACCGTTAAAAAATTTACGCAGAACGGCAAAGAAATCAGCGATATGGCTGCTGCTTTGGGTAAAATTATGACGGCAGAAGAAACGCTGTCGGCGCAGGGTAAGTCAAAATCAAAATCTATCTGGCGAAAAGCATTCGGAAAGAGCGGCGATAGCGTCGAGGAATTTATGGCGTTGGAAAAGTTAAACGAACAGAAGCGCGAATTAAAATCCATGATGCAGCTCTACGGACGAAGCGGAATGTGGGCTGACTATCAAAAGTGGTGCGGTCAAGAACGGATTAGAAAGAAACGAGAAGCTGAAGAGAAAGAAGCGGCTCGCATGGCGTTGATTAACGGTGGGATGTGGACGCTAGCAGCAGCAGTCTTCAGTGGATTAGTTTACCTGATGATCCGATGGGCGTTCGAAAACAAAGGGATATTCAGTTGATGGAGTACCTAAATGAAATCATGCGTTGGATCGTAGCGCCAGTAACCGCATTCGTTTTTTTTATATATCAACGCCAGAACAAACATCACACCGACATCGCTGTCCTAAAGAGCGAGCTTAACTCTTACAAACTCGCAAACGATAGAGAGACTAAAGAGATGCGCCAGACAGTCCACCAGATATTTACGAAGCTCGACAACCTAGAACAATACCTTCGTAAGTGATCTACAATATACAGATCGGACGACAAGGCGAGATGCTAGCAGCCAGCATTCTTGAAGGCTATGGCGTCTACACAACTCACGTTGACCTTCCAGAAGATGATCTCTGGGTAAAAACTCCGCACGACAAATTCTTTAAGGTGCAAGTCAAAAGTAGTTCTCGCCCTATTGTGCATTCGTCACATCACACTTTACCTAAGTACAACTTCGCGNTGCATTCAATGAAAGGCTACACAGGTATCGTTATATATGTAGCGCTCGACCTAAAGCTAGCGTTGGCTGTGCTAGGGACGACAATAAAATCATCCACACTTAAAATGAAACCAAGCGAATTTTCAAAGGAAGCTCAAGATCAAAGCGTTCGGAAGGTATTTAAGTTATGAAGGTCAAAAAGGTTATCGTTCANTGTACTGCAACTCGTCCTGATTGGATGGCTGTTTCAACACCAGATCAAAAGATGGATGCCATTCGGACATGGCACACTGAAAAAGGTTGGTCTGACGTTGGCTACCATCTGGGTATTGACAGAGGTGGACAGGTTGTTCTGGGTCGTCCCATGCACAAGCAAGGCGCTCACGTAAAAGGTGAGAATAAAAATTCGATAGGCATCGCACTCTTCGGCGGCTTTGGCTCATCGTCAGAAGATCAGCCGTTGAGAAATTTTACGCAAGAACAGATGGATGCATTGTCCGTTGAGATTAAAAAGATAAAGCAGCAGCATGGCGCTGACGTTACCGTTCACGGACACAATGAGTTTGCGAACAAGGCATGTCCAGGATTTGACGTTGGTGATTGGCTTGAGGGCAAGAAGCAAGTTGTAAAGATTGTTCAGCCCACCGCCCCACGCAAAAAACCAACGCAGTCCAAGACAGTAAAAGCATCTGGCGCAGCAGTCGTTGCCTCGGTTGGATCAGCTATGGCTACACTCAACTCAATGGATAGCACAGTTCAGTATGTTATACTCGCATTCACTGGCGTCACGTTGATAGCTGGGATGTTTATTTTACGTGAGCGCCTAAAGGCTTGGGCGGCTGGCTGGCATTGATGTGGATCATAGCGCTCATATTATTCTCTGGTGAGAGTTATAAGATTGCGTCAAATCAAATGATTTATCAGACACAAGAGATTTGTGAGATGCAGCGAATTGATATGCTTTATTATCTACAAAGCTCAGCGCCAGAGGGCGGTGTAGTTTTGGCTAAGTGCGTCAACATGCAGAGGAATGAAGTCTAATGTTCGGCCTTTTAAATAAAGCACAGCTTTACGCATTCGCCTTAGCGTCATTCGCTTTATCTGTGCTGGGTATTTATTTCATGGGTGCGGCAAGAGGCAAGGCTCGGCTGCAAGAAAAGATAGCGGCAAAGCGCCAAGAGGAATTTGCCAAAGGTGTGGAGATTGAACGTGAAATTCAACAGATGGATGATACCAGTCTTGCTGACCGCGCTAGTGAGTGGGTGCAGTCAGACGATAAAAGCAAGTAACTTTTGCGATTTGTCACAAAATCTAAAATTCGCAGACCAATCTGTCGTAGACTATTTAATAGAGTACGACAAAAAGTTATTGCGCGGTGTAGTAAGTCACAACGAAAAGAGAAAAGCGTTGTGTAAGTCATAAGTCTTTCGTTAGCCTACAAACGACTTCATCATATCGTTTCGATAACTGTAATAGATGTGTAGCTAGCTCCACATTATGATCGCGCAGCATAACCGCCGCCATCGTTATGTCTTTTGTTTCTTTATTATTAAGCAGCCGTTCGGTGCTTACACCATTCTCTAGTCGGACTTTAATGATGTCTATTAGTTCGTCTTGCTCTTCGCTGATTTGCATTTAACTCCCCCTACGTGACTAAAAAAAATATTGACAGGTATTATACTGTACCATTAACCTATTGTTAAATCTACAGAAAAATAATTAAATAGTTGTTTTAGGCAGTATTTTTACACCCCCCTATTGACAACTTGTAACGCGAAGGTTACTTGATATGAACAACAAACAGACAACCAAACTAACCTCAATGAAAGGAGAAAATAGATTGTTGAAGGATAGTATAGCGCGAGATTTAGCTCGCATAGACGCTACTCAACAGGTGATTATATCTATGTTGACAGCGTTGACAGCCCAGCTTGGGGCGATAGGGGTGCATTCAGAACCCCAAGCAAAACCTGATAGTAGAGATGTTGGAGAGGCAACCACAGCAGAGATAGCTTTACTCTGTTCGATGACACCTAAGCAACATGCTACAATGCTTCTCACTATGAGTGGATGGACAAACAAATCTATGGCTGGCTTGATGTCGGTCACAGATAACACAGTCAAGCAACATCTGTCAGCAGTGATGAAACGACTAGGTGTAAAGACAAGGGGCCAAGTCGCCCTTAACGCCAGTGATATTGTTGGTCGCATGACCAATAACGAATACAAAAAATGTTCTGGTGGACTACCCAAGGATTGGGTCAATATCCTTGATCCTGACGACGACACTTACAGGCCGCTATATGCACCTGTTAGATCAACTAACGTTTAAACAATAGCGAAACTCAGCGACGATACGCCTGAGAGGAAGTGAAAAATGAAGTACGATAAACACAGACAGGGTGGAGCATTGGGTTACAACTACGCATTTTTAGCTAATTCGACCCTGCTCAGAGCCATAATTTTTAGCACGAAAAAACGGCTTGGAAAAATTCAATCCGATTGGGTAGTAGGAGGCTGGTTGTCAGCCTTCTCCCCACTCGCCCCGCCATCACACTTAACTGCAAA